TGCCCATCGGGTTGTTACTGGGAGCACAATCGGAACGCCTTGGTGCGCAGCGTTTATTCCGATCGCGTCCAGGGCTACTACCGCTTAGTCGAGATGGGCGTCTTAAGCCCGAATGAGGTTCGCAGGATGGAGAACCTTCCAGCGCGTCAAGGAGGAGACACATACTATGCCCCGGCAAATTGGATCGATCAAGGCAAAACTGCACCCTGAGCTTTGGGCCCGTTGGGACCCCAAAGCAAAAACGGTGTGGCTCTATGATACAATCCGTTCTCCCGGCATTCAAGAGGCGGTCGAAGGTCTAGCCGGCCTACAGAAAGGCGATACGGTCCGTGTACGGATCAATAGCTACGGAGGCGATGCATTCGCAGGCCTTGCGCTGCATACGGCTTTAGCTACCAGCCCGGCCCGCGTGCTGGTGCAGATCGACGGGGCGGCTGCTTCGGCGGCCGCTCTGGTGGCACTGGCTGGCGATCATATTACGATCTCGCCGCATGGGATACTGTTTGTCCACCGCGCGTGGACCACGGCCGTCGGCAATGCTCGGACGCTCCGAGCCACGGCCAATGAACTGGATTATGTAGATCGGCAGATCGCTCAGATCATTCAGCAGCGTACCGGCGCCGCGCCGGATCAAGTCGAGCAGTGGCTCGACGGCGAAGACGACGGAACGATGTTCGGCGCGGAGGAAGCGCTGCAAGTCAAGCTAGTGGACGAGATTCTCAAGGCGGCAGAGGAAGAAGAGGCAGAAGAGACTGCCGATCTTGCGAAATCGCCTCAGAATTACGTGCCGGACAATCCACCCGGCGGCGACGGCCAAGGCGTTGAAGGCGAATGGGAAAAACCCAGGCTACAAGATTTCACCGATAGCTCGTGGGACGAGCTTTCGACGGCAGAACGGCGCCGGATCGCCAGCTATTTCGGCTTTGCGTTGTCGCTGGACACGTTCGGCGATCTGAAACTGCCGCATCATTTCCCGCCCAATCATCCCAAGCGAAACAAAGCCTCGCTGGCTGGAGTGCGCGATGCGCTGGCTCGTCTGTCGCAGACCGACGGCCTGAGTGCTGAGGATCGGGAGCGGGTCCGCGCCCACCTGCGCGCCCATTTGCCCGCCGAGGACCTACTCAAGGAAGTGGTTTTGGTTGGTCTTTCTCGTTTTGCACAAGGAGGTGCTCATGTCGCAGGAAGTGATCAATGATGTACTGACCACGGCGGATCAGTTCGGCGAACGCGCCGGCAAACGATTCCGTCAAGAGATCGAGGCCGCATTACAGGATTGGCAGCCCGCGGCCCCGCTGACCGGCGTTCGGCAGAAACACGCCAAACGCCTCCCCTTGGCCGCCTGGCTTCGTCAGCAAGCTGGTGAGCCTGTTACCCAAGATGAGATGGCCGCTCTGGAAGAGGTCGGCTGGAGCCGCCAGCGGGAAATCCAGATTCCGTTGGCCGCGGTATCGCCGATCACCCGAGCGACGGACGGCGATGACGTGATCCCGAAGACGATCTCGGATCGGATCATCGAGGAGATCGATACCTACGCCGTGGTGCGTCAGGTGTGTGAGGTGATGACCACGGCCCAGATGGACCAAAAGGTCATTCCCATTTTTGACGACCGGTCCAACACTGGGGCCTTGGTAACTTCGACCATTGATCTGGCGACCTCGGTCAATCCGTCCATCACCAGCCTGACGCTCAACTGCAAGACGATCCACTCGAAGCCTGTCGTGATCGGGCGTACGCTTCTCCGAGATGCGGCGGTCGATGTCGAGGGGCTGGTGATTCGGGCGTTGGGCTCGCGGATCGGGCGGGCGTTGAATGCCCTGCTCACGACCGGCACCGGCCTCGCTGGTCATCCGGAAGGTATTCAGGTCGCCGCTCCGGTGCTCAAGACCAGCGCTTCGACCTCGGCGTTCACCTGGAAAGAACTGCACGATCTGATGATCGCCGTCGATCCCGTGTACCGGCCGCGGTGCAAGTGGATGATGAACGAATCGATCGCGGCCCTGCTCTACCAGTTGACCGATCAGAACAACCAGCCCATCGTCTGGCGTGATCTGACCGGTCAGCAGCCGGATCGTCTGTTCGGTTTTCCGGTGGTTTATAACCCCGACATGCCGTCGTCGGTCTCGGCTGGTGAAAAGGTGGTCCTGTTCGGTGATTTCACCCGCTACGTCCTGCGTGAGGTGCCGCGGATCATCCTCAAAGTTCTTCAGGAAACCTACGCTCAGTACGACGCGGTCGGTTTCTTGGCCCTGTATGACTTCGACGCCGGTTTGGCCGCCGCGACCACCTCGAAGGCCATCGGCGCCCTGCAGATCGCCGAAAGCTCTAGTTAAGGAGCCCGGCCATGAGGGTGCAATTGCGTGAACCGATTGCCTCCGCGTATGGGTCTCTGGGGGCGCGGCAGATTCTGTGCGCGCCTCAAGAGATTCCAATCGAAGCGGCCCAGGAATGGGTGGCGCTGGGACTAGCGGTCGTCTTTGAAGACGATAGCACTCCGCCGCCTACCAAGGAGACCGTTGAAGATGTATGTCCAGACAGTACCCCAAAGCCGCGCCGTCTGGCCCGTAAGCGAGGCTGAGGTGAAGGAATACCTCGGCCTGCCGGACAGCTATTCGACGCCGCTCTTGGCCGCCTACATTGAGGCGGCCACCGAGGCCGTCGAACGCTACAGCGGTCGGGCTACGACCCGGCGGCAGATCGACCTGTGGTCGCCGCTTCCGCCGTTTGGCGAAGCCGTGGCGATTCCCCAGCCGCCGCTAGTGAGCCTCGATGAGGCGGTGCTCGTGAATAGCCAAAACGTCGAGACGGAACTGACAGAAGACCAATACCTGCTGGAGACCGGAGGGCGGGTCGCAAAATTCTACCTGAACTCTGTCGCTCCCAAGCAGACGGCAATTGTCGGTTCCGGCTACCGGCTCCGACTGCGTTGCACCGTGGGCTACGAGACGGCGGCGGACGTGCCAGCGGATTTGCGCCTGGCCGTGCTCCGCACAGTGGCGCGTAGCTGGGAGGCGAAAAGCAGCGTCGCGATCCCGGATATTTCTCCGTTGGAGGATGCCGACCTATGGCGCTCGTGGCAGAGAGCATGACAACGCCGGTGTACATCCTGCGTCGTATTCCGACGACGGACGAGACCACAGGTCAAGTGTCCGACAGCTACGAGCACCTGGCCCGCGTGCTGGCCGCCGTAGAAATCCAGCCTCTTGCCGAGGTGGACGAGGCCGGGCAGGTCCGCTCCGGGCTTGTCTATCGGCTGACGATCTGGCGGGACGGCCTGATCGGGCGACTCAGCGTCCGCGACCAGGTGCAGATTCACTTGCGCGAAGGCGTCAGAACCGCGGAGATCGCCTCGATCGTGCCGCAAGGCGTAACCCTGGTGCTGGAGGCCCGCGAATATGACTCCGGCTGAGGTGGTACGGAGCGTGGTGCAGTCGGCCATCGGATCGACGGTCGAAGAGCGTATCCGACCTGACCGTCGTTACCAGGAGGACGAGTTGCCCGCGGCGACCTATTCGGTCTCCGGCGCCGAGCCGATTGAGACGCTCGACGGGGTGCAAGCCGTCCAATACACCGGGTCGGTGAGCCTCTGGGCCTCTACCCGGCAGGAAGCGGACAGCCTGGCCGCTTCCGTCGCCGAGGAAGACGGCGTCGATGTCGCGGACGCCGGTCAAACGTGGACGTGGTTTTGGACCGGGTATGTCGGCTCGGCGGAACTGGTGGCCGAGGAATCCGACCGCCCGGAATACCGGGCCGATGTGTCGTTCATTTTAGTAAAGACATGATCATTTATGCGATAGATACGTCTCGGCTCGACGGATTCATTTCGCAGTTGCGGCAACAGTTGCCTCAGCGATTACGGAATGGAGCGCTGCGGGCGGCTTTGCGTGCGTATCGACGCAAGGCGTCAAGGTTGCTTTCGGCAAGAGGAGCGTCTCGGCGTGCTCAGAAAGCCGCCCGGGCGGTGCTGGGCGTAAGCGTCCGGAAGAATAAGGCGAAGGTCGGCTTTGGAGTGCGAAAAAACACCAAAAAGGAGAAAGGCATCACCCACCGGAACATTCATTGGCTGGTCCTCGGCACAGGTCCGCGGAAAACCCGTACCGGCGCGAATCGGGGGAAAGTCGATGCGCTGTTTCGTGGGATTTTGCCGCAAGCCGCGGCTTCCGCACAGCAGGAGGCCGTGCGTGAGGCAAGACGCTGGCTCATTAAGGAAATCCGCAAAATGCGAAAACGTTAACCCGCTAGACAAGGAGGTCGAACGATGGCAGTGCGCACAGGTAAAGGAGGTTTAATCGAGTATTCGACGGATGGCGATACCTATACCGCCATCCCTCAGGTGGCCAGCTTCAAGCCGCCGGAAGAGAAACAAGACTCGGAGGAAATCCATCTGCTGGATGCCTCCAGCCCATACGCCGAGAAGGTGCCCACGGGGCTTTCGTGCGGCGACATCACCGCTACGGTGGCCTACGATCCTGCGAATTCGGTCCATCAGGACTTGGACGACTTGGCGGCCACGGAACTGGATGCGGATGAACCGATCTACGTCCGCATCACCATGCCTGGCAACCAGTCGCGCACCTACCGTTGCGTCGGCATGTCGCGAAACCCCTCCGAAGTGAGCCGCCGCGAAATCCTCAAACAGGAATATACGTTCATCACGGTCTGCCCGGTGGCGGCGTCGTCTTCGGCGTAAGGAGATAAGCCGTGGCCGGTGCGGTGCGAATTCGCATTACGTTCGCCTCGCCTATGGGGCAGCAAGCCCAGGTGGGCGATGTGCTGGAGGTGTCCGAACGACAGGCTCGCCGCCTGATTTCCTTCGGCGTGGCCGAGCCGGTCGAGGGTCGGATCGAGGATTGGTGCGATCCGATCCTGCGGGCCCGGACGCGTGCGTCCATCGAGCGGACCTACGAGGAGTTTCTGAGTCGAACGAAAGGAAAACCATGAATAATGTGTCCGACTTATTCCGCCGGCGCCGCTACCGAGAGGTGCGGATCGCGCTGGAGGATGCGGAACACACGTTCCGCATTCAGAGCCTGACCCAGCGTGAATTCCAAACGCTGCTTGCGCCGCTGATCGACCCGGACACCGGCCGGATCGACCCGCGTGAGCAGGCCGCCTTCGACGCCCGACTGATCCAGGCGTGCGTCGTGGGCGAGGACGGCAAACTGCTTTTTTCCGAGGCCGACATCCCGGCCATCCAGGAATGGGATAGCGCGGTAACCACGCGGCTATCGCGTGCCATCCAAGAGCATATCGGGATGCAGGCGTCGGAAAAAAACTCGCCGAAAACCCGGAGCGGCTGATGGCCTACATGCTGGCCGCTCGGCTGGGCTATGCAGATGTAGATCAGATGCTCGACGAAATCACGCCTGAGCAGTGGCGGGAGTGGTGCGAGTTTTTGGCGTGGGAAGCTGAACATTTGAAAGGTGCAGGGCCATGGTAGGCGACATCGTCATCAACATCGCCGCGAATACCGCACAGGCGACCAGTGCGTTGCGGTCTCTGCAAATGCAGGCCCAGCAGTTTGCCGGCGCACTGAAATCCATGCTTGCCGGATACCTGAGTTTTGCCGGTATTCGGACGGCGGTGTCGGCGGCAGAGGAGTTTGAGCAGGCGTTCCGCCGGGCGATGTCGATTGCTCAGGACGTTACGCCAGCCGTTCGCGAGCAGGCCCGCGAGGCGGTCCAAGAGGCGGCCCGTGCTACAGGCTACTATGCCACCGAGGCCGCCGCGGCCCTCTATGAGCTGCATTCGGCGGGTCTGAAGACCGAGGCGGCGCTTAAAGCGCTGCCACAGACGCTTACCTATGCACGGGCCGCTGGCGTGGAGCCGGGCCTGGGCGTTAAACAAATAGTAAACACCCTTTCTGCTCTAGGGCTACTTGGTAAAACCGCCGAAGAAACAGGCCGGAATTTTAGCGCCATGGCGGACCTTATTGCCCACGCTTCTCGGCTTGCCTCGACCACCGCCGCTGAATTGGGCGAAGCGCTCAGCAGTCATGCCGCGGCGGCTGCGGCTGCTGCGAATCAGAGTGTGTTCGAGCTTGTCGGCACGCTGACCTTCTTCGCCGCTCGAGGCCGACAGGGCGCTGAAGCAGGCACCATGTATCGCATGGTGCTCAGCGACCTGCGTGATAGTGCACAAAAGAACGTCGAGGTCTGGCAGCAGCTTGGCATTTCGTTCTACGACGCGCAGGGAAACGTTCGACCGCTATCGCAGATCATGGCCGATCTTGGCGGCCGGTTGCGTGGCATGAGCGCCGCGGAACGAGACGCGGTGGCTGCTTCTCTGGGCCTTGAGCAGCGCACACGCGACATGATTCTCCAGATGGCCCTGGGGGCTTCGGAGTTGCAACAGTTTGTCGCCGCGATGCAGGAAGCCGGAGGGGCCGCGGCGAAGATGGCCGCAGAACAAATGACGCCGCTCCAGAGAATGTGGAAAGATTTCCATGCGTCCCTGGAGAAGCTCGGCGAAGGCTTTATGACGGTGCTGATTTCGTTAAACCCTCTGGTCGAGCTGCTCGGCCAGATGTTGACATTCGTTGGAGGCGCTTTGCAGCATTGGGCGCCCTTGACGGCCGCCATCATCACATTTGTCATCATTACTCGCGGCGTGCCCGCGGTCATTGCCGTCGTGGTCAAATCGCTTCGCACCTTAGCCACCGCGTCGGCTGTCGCGCAGGCGATCATTGCAGGCCCAGCCGGGCTGGCTAAGGTGCTTATCGGCCTAGCAGGCGCTGCAGGCGTCTATGTGCTGGTAGATCAAGCGTTTGCGAAAGTCTCCGAAGACATGCAAGCGCAGACGCAGGCGATGGAAAAATCGAAAAAAGAATTTTCGGAATTAACCCAAGAGATCAATAAGACCGCCAAGGCTGTCCAGCAAT